TACTAATCCACCTTTTAGTATAGCTCAGGAGTTTATTAACCACGCTCTTGAAAACTGTAATACTTGTATTATGTTACTAAGAATTAATTACTTGGGTAGCATTACTCGACATCCTTGGTGGAAGAAAAATACTCCTATAGCTTTGCATGTTCTTAGTAAAAGACCTAGCTTTACGGGAAAAGGTACAGATGCTACCGACTATGCGTGGTTCGTATGGGATGAAACAGACAGGTTAGATAAAGGAATTTTCTTTGTTACTCCACCTACAAAAGAACAGGCTGCCTTTGCAAATGAGCTTGCTTTGGAAACTCACGCAGAGGATTTAAAAAATAGTTCTTGACATTTTGCTTTGTTTTGAAGTATAATATATTTTCAAAATTGAGGAAACCAATGGGCGACCGATTTTATCAACAACAACTTAACCGTCTGGGCGTTTGTCCAGGTTCAACTAACAAAAAGAGGAAACGTAGAATGGCATGGGACGACGATAAGAAGGCTCAAGCAGTAGCAATGTATGAAGAGCAAGATCCTACCCCCGAAACGAGCATGGAGATTGTTAAGTCAATCGCAGAAGAACTAGAAGAGTCACCTAATGGTGTTCGCATGATTCTTACCAAAGCAGGTGTATATGTAAAAAAGAGCCCCGCTACTGGTGGGACTAAAACCTCCGGTAGCACTGGAGGCGGGCGTGTTTCGAAGCAAGCAGCTCAAGACGCTCTGGTTGCTGCTCTGACTGATGCAGGTCAAGAAGTTGACGAAGATGTTATTTCAAAGCTGACGGGCAAAGCAGCTCAATACTTTGCTGGAGTTATCGGTAACGTAGCCGCTAACTAAAAAAGTTTTTACTATAACCACTTCCTTTCGGGGGAGTGGTTTTCTGCTATCTAAAGAAAGAACCTTAGAGTTCAGCAAAGTAAAAAATTTTACTGACCTGCTACCTAAGGAGTATTTGTGAAAAAAGAAGAACTAGCAGACATTGTAAATGAGTATGGTGATGCAATTATTACTTATAGGAGTGAAAACTCAAATAAACTAAAGTATAATGTATGTACCCTGGATTTTTCCACACCATATATACGAGAAAAGAAAAATAGAGCAAAAGAGTCTAACGAAACACTATTGTTATTTTGTTGGGACACAGACTCCTATCGCTTATTAAAACCTGCGAATGTAACTAGTGTAGTACCGTTGTCTTCAGTTTTACAGAACGAGGGCTAGTTATGGAACTACATGAAGCTCCAGAAATGTATGAAAAAGTCATACATTACGATGAAGAAAAAGAAGTTCAAGTCAGGCTAATAGTAAGTAGTTTTAGGGGTATAGAATATTTGCATCTTCGTAAGTACTATCTGGACTTTAACGAAGAATGGAAACCTACCCCTGAAGGAGTAGCAATGCCTCTAGATTTTCACAATTCAAGAGAGCTATTCGTAGGGCTCACAGAGATACTTTCTCTGGCTGAAAGTAAGGAAATTATTGAGGAGCAGTTCCAGGACTTAATAAATAACCTTTACTTAAAATAGTTCTTGACTTTTTCCTAAACTTTTAGTATAATATCTTTTCAAATTTGGGAGATACTATGCGTGATTTTCTTGAAAAGGCGAGTCTAGCTTACTACTCTGGCGCTCCTATTATTTCGGACGCTGAGTTTGATAGTCTTGTTGCAAAGTATTCTTACGATCAGGTTGGGCACGTTGTTACAGACGGGGTGCCTCACTTGTATCGTATGTACTCACTTCAAAAATATTTCGACATAACTGAAGCTGGAAATATATCTGGCTATATTAAAACTCCCAAGTTAGACGGAGCCGCTGTATCTTTACTTTATGTAAATAAACAGTTTGCTCTTGGATTAACTAGAGGGGACGGTAATCTTGGCCGAGATATTACCGACAAACTTGCTTTACTTGTACCTCCAACTATCTCTCTACGGGGAGAGATTCAGATTACAGGTGAGATAGTTTGCCCTTCGAATGTTACTAATGCTAGAAATGTAGCTTCGGGGTCATTAAACCTCAAAGACATCAAAGAGTTTGAAGCTCGTGCGGAAAACCTTGTTTTTGTCGCATATGACATCCATAAGTCTGGTCTTGACTACGATCAGTACTCTACTATATTAAAAGCATTAGCCGATCAAGGGTTTAATACTGTTAATACCTTCGATGCTAGTAACTATCCTACGGATGGTTGGGTATATCGTATTAATGATGTAAGAGCCTTTAATAAGATGGGATATACAGCTCACCATCCTCGCGGTGCTTTCGCTCTCAAAGAGCAGAAAGAGGGTGTACATACAGAATTGCTCGATGTTGTGTGGCAAGTTGGTAAATCGGGTGTAGTCAGCCCGGTCGCCATTCTTAGTCCAGTCGAAGTGGAAGGAGCTATTGTGAGCAGGGCTACTTTACACAACATCGAGTACATTCGCAGCTTGGAGCTAGAAATAGGCTGTAGAGTAGAGGTTATTCGAAGTGGGGAAATTATACCTCGAATTTTACGACGTGTAGACCAAAAGAAAAATAATTCTTGACTTTTACCTCAACTTTTCGTATAATATATTTTACTTTTTCGGAGAAACTAAATGCTGCGTGAGATTGTGCCTCCATCAGATTGCCCATCCTGTGGGTCTAATCTTCAGTGGATAAATCAACTTCTCTACTGCAAGAGTACCGTTTGCGGTGCCCAAAAGCAAAAGAAAATCGAGCATTTTGCTAAAACTCTGAAAATTAAGGGCTTAGGCCCTGCTGCTATCGAAAAACTTGATATTCAAGATTTCGACCAGTTATATGAGCTTGATGTAGATTATATTACGTCTGCACTTAACTCAGAAAAAATTGCAATCAAATTAAAGAAGGAGATAGATAACTCTAAGTCTGCTCCTCTTAATTTAGTGTTGCCCGCTTTTGGTATTCCATTAATCGGAAACACGGCAACGAAGAAGCTGTCTGAGACTGTTGAAAATATTACTGAAATTAACGCAGACACTTGTAAGCGTGCCGGATTAGGCCCAAAAGCTACCGAGAATCTTATGTCTTGGCTCTCAAAAGATTTTTATGCTTTTTACGACGGATGTTTGCCGTTTGACTTTAAGTTCGTTACCGAACAGAAAGTAGAGAGAAAAGGAGTAGTTTGTATTAGTGGACGATTGAAGAGTTTCAAAACAAAAGCTGATGCGACTGAAACTTTGTCAAGCCTGGGCTATGAAGTAAAGTCTAGTTTGACTAAAGACGTAACGATTCTTGTAAATGAAAGTGGTATAGAATCCGCAAAAACTAAACAGGCCAGAGATTCTGGCGTAAATATTGTAACCAACCTAAAAGAATTTCTAGGAGAACACTAATATGGCACTTCCTAAGTGGACTGATGAGCGTACCGCTCAACTGACAGCTTTCGTAGGTAGCGAAAGCCCTGTCTCCCAAGACACTGTTGCAGAAGCAGCAGATGAGCTTGGCACTTCTACCCGTTCTGTTTCTAGCAAGCTCCGTAAAATGGGCTTTGAAGTAGAACTGGCTTCTTCTCGATCAAACCGCGCTTTTAGCGCAGATCAAGAAGCAACTCTTGCTGCTTTTGTCTCTGACAACAGCGGTGAGTACACCTATGCTCAAATTGCTGAGCATTTTGAAGGCGGAGCTTTCTCCGCTAAGTCTATCCAAGGCAAGATTTTGTCTATGGAATTGACCGATCATGTCAAGCCTGCTCCCAAGGTTGAGACTGTTCGTACCTACTCTCCCGAAGAGGAGTCTAAGTTTATCTCTATGGTAAATGATGGTGCGTTCGTTGAAGCTATTGCAGAAGCTCTTGATCGCTCTGTAAACTCTGTACGTGGTAAGGCTCTCAGCCTGCTTCGTTCAGGTGAAATCGACGCTATTCCTCGTCAAGAGCACACCAAGGGTGGAGCCAAAGAAGATCCTTTGGCAGACCTCGGTGATGTGTCTGGAATGACTGTTGAAGAGATCGCGGAAGCAATCGGCAAGACTGCTCGCGGTGTCAAGACTATGCTGACTCGTCGTGGCCTTTCAGCCGCTGACTATGACGGCGCTTCAAAGAAAGAAAAGGCTGCTGGTTAAGTAGACTTTCTTTTGAGCAACCGTAGCGGGTGCGTTGCGGTTGCTTTTTTGTGTACTCGGGGAACTTAATTGAATATTGCTTCTGCATTAATCAAACAGATTATTGTGCTTCAGGATTCTGATACCTGGAGTTACCTGCGTAAGCATTATTTGCCTAACGAGTACCACACCATCTTTAGTATTATTGATGGACACTCCCAGAAGTATCATGCTGTTCCTACGTTTGAGGATTTAAAGTTTGAGATTCGGGATAGTGCTACGCAAGAAAAACTGCTTGCTATCGAAGCACTCGAAGTTGAAGCAGAACCTTCTATGCTGCTTCAATATCTCAAGAATGAGTATACTCAGAAAGAGATATTGTATTCTCTTGAGAAATATATTGACCATTCCATATCTTTTGAAGATGCGGAAGAGTCAGTATCTCATCTACATCAGATTGTTCTAGACATAGAAGATAAAGTAGAGCTAGAGCAGCCCCAGGAAAGTATGCAACGTATTTCCCTATTCCCTGCTGAAGATGAGTTGGAAAAGTACCTGCCCCTCGGTATGAACTCCGCATTCGACGAAGAATTCAAGTTTTCTCCCCGAGACTTAATTCTTGTCGGGGGTCGCCGCGGGGCAGGGAAATCCATTACTTGCTGTAACATTGCAAATACAGTGTATGAAAGTGGAAAGTCTGCTATCTATTTCACAATCGAGATGGATAGTCGAGAAATTCTACAAAGATGCTGTTCCATTGCGACTGGAGTTCCTCACGAGCGTATTCGTAAACGTAATCTGAGTGTTACGGAGTGGGAACTTGTCTCAGCTTGGTGGGCTAACCGTTTTGTGGATGCCGACGAAAAACTGAAAGAGTACAAAGAACATCGAGACTTTGATCGTCTACACTACGATCTAAAGACTAACTGTGAGCTTCTCCCGACTCAGCAGTTAGATGTTGTCTACGATGCTTCTCTCACTCTTTCAAAGATTCGAGCCGAGCTGGATAAGAAAGTGAAAAGTGCGATGGATGTTGGTGTAATTATTGTTGATTATATCAATCAAGTCAAGCGTTCTAATCTTCCGTCACGCGCAGGTCAGTATGACTGGACTGAGCAGATAGAAGTAAGTAAAGCACTGAAATCAATGGCCCAGGAGTATGAAGTGCCGGTTTACAGTCCTTATCAAATAGATGCTACGGGCGAAGCCCGATTTGCAAAGGGTATTCTCGACGCAGCAGATGCCGCGTTTACAATTGACACTTGGAAAACGGAAGATGCGATTATGACATTTAACTGTACCAAGATGAGGAGTGGAAAGATGGGAACATTCACTTCAACAATGAACTGGGAAACTCTAAAGATAGGGCCCGAATCCGCACTAACACCAGACGAACAAGAAGCGGAAGAACATAAAACTGGTGAAGAAATAAACGACATCTAAAAATAGTTCTTGACACTCCTGCTGATTTTTGGTATAATATATCTTCAATTGGCAGGAGTTTTTTATGGGGCTTTATTATGGATCATTGGGCTACACTATCTCTGGAAGAAAGAAGAAAAGTTTGCGACGAAAAGCTGTATCTATTAAGACTGGGGGTGTCAGTGCCCCTCAACGACCTCATTTCCGCAGGAGTACCACGGAGTATCCCTCGGTTCCCGACACAGTTGGAGTTGCCCCTCGAGTGGAAGCGCCACGTTACACGGGAACCCTTGTTAAAGGTATTGGAACCATGCATAAGTCCAATGCCATCCCTATTATAGACGAACAACAAATGAAAGATTTAGCGAGTATGAGAAGATAATGCAACCAGATATACCCGATAGTAAATTAAAAGTAGAGGCAATTGCTACACTTCTAGTGTTTACAGCAATATACGCATTTCCATGGTTTTTCCCTGGCGGATACTACACTTGGAATTACGGATTCTAATAGGATAAAAAGATGAGCTTACCCCCCAGAGTAGAAGTTAAGGTCGGCCCTTACTTTGATATTTTAGAGGCAGCAATGTCAGAACAGAATCTTGAGCTGGCAGAAACAATGCTTGCCCGTATTTCTGCGTTTTTTCATCTACTGGACGATGAGCATAAAGACTACTATCAAGGTTGCCAGTACGCTATTGAAGAGGCTCTAATACATACTTTTGCTGACGGGTATAGTGAAGATGAGTATGATGAGCCTACCGAATACGACGAGTGGCAAAGCTATGATTCGGACTGCTAATGTCTTATAGAGTACACAATGACAACAATGGTACATACCAAGATGTTGAAGGCTATGATAATTTACTGCGTCTCCAGTGGGAGGCAAAAGGATACTATGTTCCACGAGTAACTTATACAAGTCCTCACGATATTCCTATCATGGGGTACATAGATCCTCATGTAATGAA